GGTAAAGAACATAAGTTTTATTGTTGACTGTTATAGATCCATTTGATCGCGGCTAGGCGGGTCAATCAGATTTCAAGTCATCTATTTGTTGCTTTATGGAGAGCAGCTCGGTTTGATTCTTTAGGAGATACTCATCTACGAATTGACGAAGCCCCTGCTTATCCATCGTTGCGGTGAAGTCAGACCATTGCTTTGAGAGCTTTAGACCATTTGAGACACCTTCAAGAAACTTCTGTCGTGCGCAGAGTTTCCGGAAAAGGACAATATCTTTCATACTTCCTTAAAATGGAGCTTCGTCAGTTTTAACCTGTTTCACACGGAAGGAGAGCGATAGGATATTCTTTCCGTTCTTCGTTGTCTTAGGGTATGCGTTAATAGAAAATTCTCCTCCAAGGATTTTTGCAGATCCAGTATAAACTTCGTATTCCGTTGGATTACCGTCTCGATCAGAGCCAGCTTTCTTTTGGAGATCCATCCAGATCGTTCCCGTCATGTCTTTGACTTCGAACTGTGTTTTTTGTTCCATAGCTTTATTTTGTTGCTGTTGCATTAAGACTAGATCCGTCTGTGTGAGGTTTCTTGTAGGATTCATGTATCTTTTGAATCATGCTTGTTATATTTGGTTCTTGTATCAGTTTCCCGAGAGAATCGAAGCGATCTTTTGCCTCGTACTTTTGGTCTGGTTGCACGAGGAGTGATCGCTTACCTGAATTGTCTATTCTTAGGTGTCCAACCACGTCACAGAGATTGACTAATTCTTGGCCAAGATTTGCTTGTAAAAGAGGCCTACGAAGTTGGAGATCTTCATCTGGCACTTCTTTTTCATGTGCAACCCAAACGATGTGCTTGCCTGAGTCCTTAACGGCCCAGATAAATCTTCGCATACGATCTTTAACGGATCCCCATTTCTTTAAATTCATTTCACCTCCAGATTTTTCGTTTTCTATGAGCAAGTCCAAGAATGCTCCGACTGGATCGATGATGATCGTTTGGAACTTTTTATCATCCTTTACCATCTTCCATGCTTCTTGTACGTCTTGCCATGTTTTCACGTGTATGACCGGAACGTCTATGCCTCTTGCTCCTAGAGCTTTTGTACCATCCTCTGCATCAATTATGAGAGGGCTTGGGGCTGTTGTCGCGAGAGTTGTTTTGCCAACTCCTCCACGTGAATAAATCGTCAATACGAGAGATGGCTCTTTAGCGTCTATGGTTCGTTGTATCTGTACTGGCATATTATCTTTTTAGATCTTGGGCAATCAGGTTTGTTATATAAGCTTTGTTATCATTCCAGTATTCGTCTATGGCTTCTATGTCTCGAAGTTGTTCTTTTTGTTTCTGTACGATTGGGACATGAGTGACTTTTATATGCTCGTAGGATTTGAGCATGTCTTCGATACATGAACATGACTTATGTAGAAGACAACCTTCTAGCTCCTCAGGAGCAAAGTCATAATCTAGTTGTTCGTGCATAATGTTTCCATATAAGTTGCGAAACACTCGGCACATATATCGTGATCGAAGAAGGATATAGAGTCTTCTTCGGATTCGATAATCTTGTCACAGTCGGGGCAGGTTAGGATCATACGTGGGTATAGCGTCAGTTTAGTAAGTCTTAGGCGTGGAAGGTGTGCCAAAGGGCGAGTAGGGCGGCCTGGCGTTGGTATTCGCTTCGATAGCGAACCCAATGTCGCCAGGTGAACATGTGAGTAAACATAGGGGCTAGTTGCTGAGTTTAGTATCTGAGGCTTTGAGCTTGGTGTCAGGTGTTATGCCGACGAGAGTTCAGAGCCTGTGCCGTTCTGTTCCGATATTTGTATAGTACCACATGTAGCAGGTGCAGTCAAGGCCCGTCTGCGTACGGTTTGCCGTAACTTATCCACATCCGCAAGAGCATATCCGTATGACTGGATAGGGATTCGTTGGATAATGCCTTTCCGAACAAAAGAGCTCACCGTCTTCGGGCTTACATCGCACAGTTTCGCGAATTTACGGAGGGAGAGTGGTTTTTGATCCATGTTGCTAGTGTAACATGTAGGAGCATGTTAGAATAGTGCCATGCCACAAACGTCCCTTTGGAAAGTAAAAGTCACAGAAGCAGAAGTTTTGAAGTCTATTATGCAGTTTCTAGATTTGGAGGGTGTCTTTAAGTTCAGAAATAATTCAGGCGCATATTCAGACGTCAAGAGTGGACGCTTCATTCGTTTTGGGAAGAAAGGATCCTCTGATATTCTTGCTATCTATCCAAAGACAGGACAATTCTGGGCCATAGAGGTTAAGCGCCCTAATGGCCTGTTGAGCGATGAGCAAATAACGTTCCTAAAGGACGTCAGACGAAGCGGAGGAGTTTCTACGGTTGCTGAGTCGGTCGAAGATATTGTCCGCGTCCTGAGCGATCCTAGGGCTAAATGTGCTGATAGATATGAGAAGCTCTTAGGTTGACAAAACAGGAAATTTGAAGTATTATGGAAGAAAGGGTAAAACCTTCTTCACGAGATAAGAGCCGTGACAAGATCTGATTTAATTTATGCGCATGGGCCAGCATTTCGATGCTGCTCTTATCCCACGCGCAGAAATTAGTTCAGATCTTTATTTATATGTATATCGTTCTTTCTTGGTGGTTAGAAGAAGCAAAGAAGAGAGGATTTGAAAAGAAGGAGGGTGAGACGTGGATCGAATTTATTAAACGGGTAAACTGTGATTATGGAACAGATTTTGTCCTTTAAGGAAGCGCTCGTGTACGGGGTGGAAGAGTCACTAGGCAAACGGATTATCGGGATGCACACTCTCGGGCTTGGTGATGCAGTCGGTGGACTCCATACGGATGATTTCATTGTCATTACAGCGAGGGGAGGAACGGGAAAGACATACCTCATGTTGCAGATTGCGTATGACCTATCTACCAAGAAAACACCCGAGAGATGTGCATTCTTCTCCGGTGAGATGTGTGTCGAAGATCTAGCTAGTACACGCCTTATTAAACTCCACGAGGGAACGAGAACGATCAAGGAAAACGCCGTTCCATCTGAGAAGATCGAACGTATCCAACAGATTGGAGATATACCGATGTTCTTTCCCGTTATCGAGGAGAGATGGCCTTTTAAGTCTAGATGCATTCCAGTGATGGATAGACTCCGTGAGGAATTTGGTGTGACCATGTTCTTTTTCGACCATTTGAAGTTTTTCATGAATCAGGATTCTTTGGATGCACGGGCAGATGAGAGACTCGTGATCGAGCAAACGGTGTTAGATATGCGTTTATATGCGAAGAAACATAAGACGCCTATTTTTTTAGCCGTTCAACCAAAACAGATAAGCGCAGACGAAGAGGTCACAAGCGACTCTCTCAAAGGAACGTCCGCCATTGGACAGGATGCAACGGTCACCATCGTCCTAGATAAACCCAGACTAAAAGGGAAGGAACGGGAAGAAAAAGGACAGGTCTATGCTGATTTTGTAAACCTCAAGGTTGAAAAAGCAAGACACGGGAAAGGCAACCTCACCATCCGTCTAAAGCTCATCCCTGATATGGGAAGATTCGTTGAATTCGACTCCATAGAGTCAACGATTTGCTAGTGCAAAAATTGGCACCATGCTAGTGCAAAAATTGGCACACAAACCCAGGCTAACTAACAAAAGGAAGAAGAATAGAGAAATACCTGGGATTTATTCAGAGAGTTGGCTTTAGCGGATCTGTGGCCTTTTGGGGCCACAGCCTCCGCACAGCCAACAGACTTTATGAGATATGATAACCTACATTGGACAGAGAAAGACGGATATTTTGGATAGAGTATTTGCCGCGAACCTTGGAGATTCGACAACATTTGCTCTGTTCTTTTGTCTCGTAAAGAGAGTGAACAAGAATAACATGCAATGTTGGCCAAGTATAAAGAGAATGGAAAAAGATACAGGATTTACACGGAACACAATAATTAGATGTATAAAGATTCTGATGGAACAAGGGTTCATCACACGGATAAATGGGAAATCTATTGGGTATCGTTCATTTGTTACAAAGATAAATCTATGAGCATTCAGCGTGATATTGTACTCGATTCGATCCATGGATTGATCGAACGACCGGAAGTTTCCGTGGCTAATAAGCTCCTTGATGAATGGTCGTTGCTTGCAGATGATCGTTTGTTCAAGGCGGCATGTCACTATCTGATCCATTTCGTTCTTCCATCGTTGAATGGGAAGGACTGTGCTGAAAAGGTGTTGCCTAGATGGGTTGATTCTACGTTGTTTCACCCATTGGAGTACAAGCCACAGGAGGTCGATTGGGAGGAGTGGATGACATTTATTGGTTCAAATTCAGCTTATGTTAGGGAAGATTGTGACCATGGGAAAGTTTTATTGGAACGATTACCTTTAAAGAAAGAGGGAGCTTTGGTAAGGAAGTCTGGGATACATTGCAACATTCTTCCTCTTGGAGAAGAGCCAACATTAGGGCATTTCTCTCGTAGATCGGATGACAACGTGCTTGAGTATTCATGCTTCTTTCAAGATTTCGATGGAGACAAGGTTCAAGATTGGGAAAAAATACTCAATTCGCCGGTTCAACCGTCTTTGGTAGTGGAGACTCGGAGAGGATGGCATGCGTATTGGCCTCTAAACGCCTCTACAACGAAGAGTTTGTGGTTTAAGGTACAAAGTGCCATGCGAGACTATTTCGATGCTGATAGGGGCGTTTTAAGCCCTAGCCACTCACTGAGGATTCCGGGATCATGGCACTGTAAGGAACTTTGGAAAGAGGGAGGGGAGGCTTTCTATGTTCAATTGGTACATGCAACGTGGAAGAAATTTCGTGTGGAAGACTTGGAAATTGCGTTTCCTTCGAAGGAGGAAAAAATTGTAAGAAGAATGGTTTACAAACCTATTGATGGAGTGAGATTGCCGAGTACAAACTACCTTCCAAGTGGAGTAAGTCATGATACGCTCGTTTCAGAGGCTGGGAGAGTATATGCGAATGTCTTAGAGGAGAATGCTGCTTCGTGTAGAAAAATTGTCGTTGAATGGTTTATGAGCTTTAAGGAGAATAAGAAATCTTCAGATGAGAGAGAAGCTCAACGAAGATGCGATGAACTGGAGATAAAGCAATATGGGAGGATTGTGAGTAGGTGAGAGTTAATGGCAAAAGAGTGTTGACAGAAAAACCCCCTACCGTTTGGAAGGGGGTCTTTCTGTCTCTTCTATCATGAGACGTCTGATTTCGTATGGTTCCAGGGTTGTTTTGATCTTCCCTCTTCGCGCCATGTTCTTCGCATCCATCGGTTTGATTCCGTTGATCTTCGCCCATGCTGTGAGAAGAATCTTTGGCATTCTCGAAAGTTATCCACTTTATTTTCGCTTGACATGGTATACTAGACATGTGGTAGTAGAAGTGATAGGAGCAAGAGACAAAAACTCCCGCGTTAACGAGAGTTTTGCGAAAAGCTTTTGCTTCTCTCCGTCGGTGGCAACGACCTTAGCCTGGTCGTTTTCTGTTTCTGTGACATGTGGTATAATGAAAAATATGGAGCCTGAATTTCAGGAATTGAACAGGAATCCAGATGGAACCTTCCCCAAAGGCGTTTCTGGAAATCCAGCAGGGAGACCTAAGGGTAAAACTCTTAAGGAGTTTGCGCGTGAAATGCTGATGAGCATGAACGATGAGGAAAAACGGGAGTATTTGAAACAACTTCCTCCTGAGATTGTTTGGAGAATGAGCGAGGGGAATCCTCACCAATCTTCGGATAATAGTTTGAGTCTATCGATCGTTCCTAAACCAATTTTAGAGTTGCAAGATGTACAAAAAGACAACCTCGACAAAAAAGATCATGGCGCTCTCGAAGAGAATCCGGGCAGTACAAGGGGGGACGTCAGCGAGCAAAACAGTCTCGATTCTCTTGTATCTGATCGCCTTGGCGCAGTCTGATAAGACTCCTACATTAACAAGTATTGTTTCCGAGTCTTTCCCCCACTTGAAGCGTGGGTGTATGCGCGACTTTTTGTCGATCATGCAGCAGCACTGTTATTTCAAGGATGATCGTTGGAACAAGACGGACTACATCTACACATTCGAAACAGGAAGCAAGATGGAGTTTTTTTCTGCGGATCAGCCAGACAAGGTTCGGGGCCCTCGTCGTGACAGACTTTTTATAAACGAAGCAAATAACATCCCATTTGATGCGTTCGATCAGCTGGAAGTTCGTACCTTGGACTTTGTCTTCTTGGATTGGAATCCAACGAATGAATTTTGGTTTTATACGGATATACTGACAAAGCGAGACGATATTGAACACATAACGCTCACTTACAAGGATAACGAGGCTCTTGATCCTCAAATTGTTCGTTCCATTGAGCAACGTAAGGAGAATAAGCGATGGTGGAAAGTCTATGGGGAAGGGCAGCTCGGCGTGTCCGATGAGCGGATCTTTAAGGATTGGGCTATTATCGACGCTATACCGCACGAAGCAAGGCTTGAGCGGTATGGGTTGGACTTTGGATACACAAACGATCCTACGGCCATTGTAGCGGTCTACAAATACAATGGAGGATTGATATTGGATGAGGTTTCGTTCACGAAGGGACTATCTAACAAACAGATAGCGGATATTTTGAACACACAGAGCAAAGCTCTTGTGATGGCAGACTCAGCAGAACCAAAGAGCATCGATGAATTGAGGAGTTACGGAATAAACATACAAGGAGCGAAGAAAGGTTCTGGGAGCGTGAATCATGGAATCCAGTATATCCAAGAGCAACGCATAAGCATTACGAAACACTCTCTCAACATCATAAAAGAGTATCGGAACTATCTTTGGATGACGGATCGTGATGGAAAAATCACAAATGAACCAGAATCCGGCTTCGATCACAGTATGGATGCGCTCAGATACGCACTTTCGACGTATAAACAGACAGAAACGATCTTAGATTTGATCGAAACGGAAGAAAACATGCTGTATCCAGAGATCGGAGTGTGATAAAATGGGTAAGAAGGATAATTATTTTTGTTTTGTTATGCAAAAAACATATAAAGGAAAATCTCTCAAACTTGGAGGAGGAGGGCAATTCGCGAAACTCACGGATCAGGTCGCCGCTGGTTATGAGAAGAAGGGGACGTCTCCTGTGAAAGCAAAAGCAATCGGTGCAGCCGTCGCAGCGAAACAAGGACGAAAGAAACTCGGCATTGAACGGTTCGCACAACTCTCTGTGATGGGAAAGAAACGTGCAGCAAAAAAGTAGATATGTTGATTTCTCTCTTCAAAGAGAGATTTCTCGGGATCAAGCCAGAAGTCTCCGCGCCAAAAGAAGAACCGAAGCGATATAAAGGACGACCGAAAGGATCTAAAAATAAACCAAAAGTCTATGAAAAAAGCAAAAAAACCAAGTAAATTGCTCATTATCGGAGCGAAGGTCGATAAAATGCCAATGGAGAAAAAGGAGATGAAGATGAAAGGAAAATGTTAATATGGATCCTCTCATTATCGAGAAGATCAGTGCGCAAGCTCTAAGCGAGATCCAGTTCTCTCGCATCTTCAAACAAGGCAAGACAAAGAATTGGATCACGAACGAACAGATGTACTACGGTGGCTATAAAAAGCTCGTAGAGGCTCGTGCATCCGTTCAGCTTGGAAGAATGCAAGAGTTCGTTCACACGCTTCTCTCAAAGATTGATAACCCGCTCGTCTTCAAGTTTCAGAAACGGAAGAATTCGCAGCTTAAGCGCGTGAATCGTCTCAATGCTCTTCGCCAAGTCGACCAGGATTTAGATAATTGGGATATAAAAGATATCGTCGGAAAAAAACAAGCGATCATCTATGGTCGCGCTATTTACGCATACTATGCGGATTCTATTAAAGGTAAGTATCGTGCTCATCTTGAGCCTATTGACGTTTATGACTTCCTTATTGATCCGTCATGCGGTGGTTTAGACATTGAGGAGGCTCGTTTCTTAGGCTCTTATTCGGTCGTATTAGACAAGAAGGCTCTCGAACAGGGGATCAAGGATGGAATATACTTGGAAAAAGAAACGCAACGTCTCATCGATGGAAACGGAAACGCAGACTCAACGACACAAGAAGAAACAAACAAACGTTTCAGAACATACGATCAAAACACGGTTTCAAAACGAGAAGGGGAGTCAAAGGACAAATTCAAGTTCTGGCGATGGTTCACAACATACGAAGGAGAACGCTTCTATCTACTCATCACTAACAACGGTGACGTGATCCGCTGTGAAGCGATGAAGGATCTCTTTCCAACGTCAGATGACTATAAGGAGGGTATGTGGCCCTTCTGGACATGGGCAGCCTTTCCAGATCTCACTGAATACTGGACGCCATCCTATTGCGATTATGTCCGCGAGATCCTCATGGCCCAGGATGTGACCGTCAATCAGATGCTCGATAACGTTGAAGCGATCAACAAACCGCAGAAGATCGTGAACGTCACAGCGATTGAGAACCTTGCAGAGCTGAAATACCGAAGAGACGGAGTCATTAAAGTTAAAGGTGATATCGATGCGTCAAAAGCAATCCAGTTCGTCCAGACACCACAAATAGATACACCAATGAAGCTGTGGCAGCTCCTCGAGGGTATCCACGAGAAGGCTTCCGGTGTGACTGCGCAATCGAAAGGAGTCGATGATATACAAGGCAAGGTCGGTATCTATCAGGGCAACGAAGCAGCCGCAGCAGATCGCTTTGGTCTCCTCAATAAGTCGTATTCCTTCGGATATAAACGCTTTGCTCGACTGTACGAGATGAACGTAAGGGAACACCTCATCCGAAAAACAGCCATTGAGATCATGGGGGCGAACGGAATTGAAATGGAGGAAGTCTCTCGCCGAGATATATTTAAGAAAGGGGACCAATTCGGCGTATGCGTTGAGGCTTCAAATGCGGAGATGTTGGCTTCAGAACAATCGAAGACACAAAAGATGAACTTTCTTACAACTCAGATGCTTCAACCAATTCCAACGGTAAACAAGAAGAAAGCGATCGAGATGCAAGCAGAAATTTCTGGATTCACACAAGATCAGATCGACGACTTGCTCGACATGGCGAACTATGGGAATTCAGATCTCATGTCAGATGCTGATGCAGATATTGAGAGCGTTCTCCTTGGTGAAGATGTTCAACCGAATCGAAGCGCGAACGTTGCTTACAAGCAGCATATCGTCGATTACATGAATCGACATGACAAGAATCTCACCATGGATGAATTCACGAGACTCTCAAACTTCGTTGATTCGTTAGATCAAACAATCATGCGCAACGAAGCTCGTCGCCTACAGAACGAAGTAAATCAGGCAAAGCTCAATGCTCCACCTCAAATGCCGCAGACGATACCACAAGCTCAATCACCAATAATTCCACAACAATAAGTTATGATTTCATACACACTTAAAAAAGCTGAGCAGGAAGGGCAGGAGGATCTCATCGTGAAAGTCGGGCAGTCTCACGAGTTCAAAATGTCCGATGTAAAGACACACATGATCCAACTGGATAAAAACGTTACAAGTCTCAAGAGTCAGATCGAGCTCGAATCTGCGAAGATGACGAATATCGAACAGCATCATCCGGAAGTTTTAGATCTCTCGGATGAGAAACTCGTCGCTGTTTCTCTATTTATGCAGGCAAAGACAGCTGTGAAACAGTATTCAGACAAACTCGTGGAGATCGAAGCGCTACAGAAGGAATACGGGGAAGAACTCAAGGAGATCGAATCACAAACAGGTCTAAAGATGGAATAGTATGGAAGAGAAAAAGATCGTTATTGACGATTTAGAGAAGTTCAAAGCCCTCGAGGCTGTGTCAGAATCGGAAGGTGGGAAAATTCTCATCGATACGCTCAAAGGAGACATTCGCGATGACATTGAAATGATTATGTCATTGTTCAAAGGAGAAGAAATGGAACTTCGATGCGCAGTCGCGAAGTTAAAATCAGATTTGACGCTGTTACGTGTGTTGTTGCGATCGAAAGAAAATGTTAAACTTACAGAAGAGGAGTTACAGAGACTAACCGAAATTGAAAAAGCTTGATACTCGCTCGCACACGGAAGTTGGTGAATGCTTCCGTGTGTCATGCGACTCTCAATGTCGTTTTGCCCTTGGGTCGGGTGTAAATAAAAACCCCGTCGAGTCTAGACGATAAATTGATTTTCTATGTCTGAACAAGACAAGATCGCTCCTACTGAGCAGAACGCAGAAGTTGAAACCATCGGAAAAGCCCTTGATACCTTGCCAAAATCAGAAGAGGCAACAAAGCAGGAAGAAACTGTCCCGCTTTCCGCTCTTTTGGAAATTAAAAAGGAAAACAAGGCGTTATCTCGTGAATTGCGAGAAATGAAAAAGAGTATCGAACAAGGTGAATCGAAAAAAGCTACTTCGAAGAGCATCGAGTCCCTTGCCGAGAAGTTTCCCGATGTGGATCCGAATTTCTTACAGGAATTCGCTGCCGCTGTTCGCGAAGAGTCGAAAAAGGAAACAGAAGAAGAGATCTCCGAGAAACTCAAGCCGATCCAAGAGAAGGATAAGGCCGAGAAGATTGAAAAAGCGTTCAATACGCATTTCAAGAAAACAATGGAATCTCTCAAGGAATACGAAGGAATCGTGAATAAAGACGTTATTAAGGCACTTTCTTTATTGCCTGAGAACGCAAATAAAACATTTACTCAAATAATAGAGGAATCCTACGGCCATATTGTCTCTGGCAAACGTAGCATGGACTCTGCCTCTTCTCGTGTCAGTAAAAACGATACGGTTGAAGTGGATGTCGCTCGTGCGCGTAAGGATCCAGAATATTTCCAAGAGATCATGGCAAGTCCTGAACTCAAAAAGAAATATAACGCTGGTATGGTTAGTCGGATCGCCTCGCAAATCTAAGTGTGTTAACAACCTACAAACAACAGTTCGACAATGCGTATGAGGAAATTTTCCAGAAAGTCCTCGTAGCAAAATCCATCGCAAATCTTCGCTTTGAACCAGTCCTGAAATATGGAGCTTCCGTGCAACGCGTCGCGTACGATATTTCCGCCGTTCGCGTTCGTGCAGTCACGCGTGGTGCCGCTTCAACGATTGATTCCGTTACAGACTCTTCTGAATTGCTTACGGTGAACATCGAGCGTGAAGCAGCTTTCCACATTTCGGATGGTGAAGTCGTGCAAGCTGGCCCATTGAACCCAGGAGAAGTGATCGGAGGACAAGTCGCGATCAAAGTCGCAATCGACCTCGACAAACGCTTCTTCGCAGAAGTCCAGAACGCAGCCTACACATTCGACACGGGTGATTTGACCACACTTTCCTCAAACGGAACGCCATTCTCTGAAACATCGACGAACGTGCCAATCATGGTCTCGATGATGCCAGCGAAATTGCGCCGCAACAATCAGACTCTTACAAACCTCTGTCTCGTGACGGATTCCTTCGGTGCTGGTTTGATGACGCAATATTTGCTCGGCAAAAGCATCGACCTCGCCGGTTCTGTGTATAGCAATGGTTACACTGGCGATGTCTCAAACGCGAAAATGTACATCTCTGAAAACTTGACTGGAACGGCTCAGTTGTACCTTGGCACGCAGCCAACGGATGGTGATACAGTCACGATCAATGGTGTTACGTTCACCTTCAAAACGGTGCTCGGTGTCACAGCAGGAAACGTGCTCATCGGCGCATCTGCAGCAACAGCTCGTGCAAACTTGGTTGCTCTCATCAACGCCCCAGGAACGACGACGGCACAAGGCGTCGCGCTCTCTGCTGCGAACCAAGTCCTCTTGACGGACACCTACGGAATAACGGCGGTTGATGATATCGCCGGAACGAAAATCCAAATCACTGGTATGGGTTCCGGAGCGATGGTTGTCTCTGAAACATTGACAGCTGCTCCTGATGTCTGGTCGTTGAACTGTATTCATGCTTACTTCGGTAAAGCGGGTGCAGTCGACATGGTTGTGCAAGACTTGAAAGAAGTCGACATGCGCAAGACAGCGGATCGTCGTGGTGTGAACGTGTTCTCCTCTTACCTCGCAGGTATCAAGACATTCACGGACGGTTCGAAGAAATTCTTGAACGTGCTATTGGCTCGCTAATTCAGTCTATGACGAACCGCCTACGCCTCAAGCATGGGCGGTTTGTCAAGTCTAAAAAAAGAAAAACTATGCGAACTGATCCACTACTTCCAGGAATCGTGATATTCGATGAGCACGCAGGACTCATCCGTTTTTGTACGTCTGCAGGCCCTCCAACAACGACTGCAATCGCAACAAACCGTTTCGCTCCTTCGTGTATCGTCCAAGACTCTACAACAAGCAAAATCTACCAAAACGAGAGCATGACTAGCACTCCTTCCTGGGGAAACGTGGAGAACTCTAAACAAGCGGTGACCGTTGGTTTTTCAGATGCGGACTATATCTGTGATGGAGCAGCGGATGATGTCCAGATAAATGCTGCGATCGCCTACATAAATTCAAGAGGAGGAGGAAAAGTCTATGTAAAGGAATCTAGTGTTCCTTATGACATAACAGATTCAATCATTCTTTTCGATAAAGTAGATCTTTCCGGTCCTGGATCTTCGACTGTACTAAAAGCAAACGCTTCTTTGGCTGGAGCGAAGCACATGATCCAAAATTATGATCTAACGTCTGGAAATGTAGACATCCGGATCCATGATCTTTACTTAGACGGGAATCATGCAGCAAGGACCGGTTCCGTTGGAACGGAAACAGGGTGTAATATCTTTTTGAAGCGTAGCTCGTATTGTTCGGTTTATAATGTTCATTCCGTGAATTCGTTCTCGGCGAATATTGCGTTTTGTAATGGTACACATAACTCCTCGATGTTCAATAACGTTGCGGTGAATGCAGGAACGCACAACTTTCTCATTGCAGGATCTGAAACAGGGCCGACGAATACATACGAGAACACGGTATACGGAAATATCAGTCGTGATGCGGGGCAAGATGGGACGTTTGGCGTTGGTTTTGAAATAGCGATCTACGCGATAAAGAATATCGTCTCGAATAATGTAGCGATAAACAGCAAAGAGGGTGGCATCCATATCTACGAAAGAAGCAACTATAATATAGTCTCGGATAACCAGATTGCGGATTGCGACCAGAACGGGATCAGTATCGTAGATGAGTCTGATTACAACACGATCACGGGAAACATGATCCGTACACCTGCGAATGTAGGTGTCTCCTCGACGACGTATCTCCTTACCTATGGCGGCAAACAAAATTTGATCTCGAATAACTATATTTCTTCCTGTGGCTGGAACGGTATCCGTGGAGGTTTCACTGGTTGCACGATCTCAGACAATATCATAGACAGCTGCGGAGCATCGGGAACGTCAACGCAAACGCATGGATGCTACATAACAACATCAGATAACCTAAGATTTGAGGACAATCGAATCACAAGCTCGACAGGAAACGGGGCGCAATTCATCGACCAGACGAATATCCTCGCAAGCGGGAATTATTCCGGTTCCAACACAACACTTGGTCTAAACTTCCTTTATAGCGTCGTTGGCACAACGGACAGCATTGTTTCCAACAATATCGCAGAGGGTAATGGAGGGAATGGAATATCTCTCAACGGACAAGCAAAACGGTCTTCAATTGTAGGCAATGTTTGCCGAAGTAACACGCAAAGCGGGCTTGATATTCGAGGAGCGAATGATTGCTCTATAACGGGAAATGTCTGCACAAACAACACATTCTACGGAATCCGAATGCTAGATGACGCGAATGTTATTGGATGTACTGATTGTGTCATTACAGGAAACAATTGTTCTACAAATGCAACGGGTGGATTTGCCGAACAAAACTCCTCAGACAGGAACCTCATAACGAGCAACACGTTCCTTAACAATACTTTGGCAGATTTTGCCTATGTCGGTGCAAACTCCATCGTCAGAAATAACGTTGGTGTAGACCCTCAAAAACTCTACGCTCAAGGAAACGTAACAGGAGGAACGACGTTTAATCGCCTCAACGGTCAAGTGATAACAGCCACGCTCACGGGGAACATAACGGTTACCCTCACGAATGGGGTTGGGCTAGGTGATGAATTAACACTACAGCTCACGCAAGACGGAACAGGAAATCGAACAGCGACATGGCCCGCAAACTTCAAAAAAGCAGGAGGATCACTGACGCTGTCAGTCGCCGCCGCTGCTGTAGATGAAGTGACAATGACATGGAACGGTACAAATTGGATAGAGAAATCTCGTTCACTTAGTGTAAGTTAATATGAGAACAGATTCTACATTGCAAGGACTAGTCATATTTGAGGAATATCAGGGGCTTATACGATTATGCGGAGGATATGGGTTGCCTTCAACGATTGCCTCTTCGGCAAATAGGTTCTCCTCCGGCTGTATCTATCAAGATTTTAGTGCCGGTAAAGTATATAGAAATCAATCGAGTCTTTCGTCGCCGGACTGGGCAAACATCGATAATTCAAATTCCTATTTCGCAACGGTTGGATTCTCTGATGCGGATTATGTTGTTGATCCAACTGGTGCAAACGCGGACATACAGATCAATGCTGCCTTATTGGCCTGTAACGCGTCCGGTGGAGGAGAAGTGCTAATAAAGCCAGGAAATTACACGATATCACAAGATATTCGTCTAAAAACGAACACCTATCTTAAAGGCTGCGGAGTCTCCACCGTCTTAAACTTGGATGCAAGGAAGTATATAAAAATAGACAACTGCTCATATTCGGGTGTTTCAAATTTCCGTGTGGACGCGATAAACCATCTTACGGCGTTTTTTGATAAGGCTATTCGCATTCTCGATTCGGATAATATCCGAGTGGAGAAAATAATCGGAACGAACCTGAATGCTTTCGGTGTATTCACAGAGGCAAGTGGTTCAAACGTAACGTCAAAGGTATGGATAAAAGAATGTGAGCTATATGGTCTTGGTAATAACGATATTATCGGCGGAGGGCCGCAGAATTCTACGGGTGCACGCGTTGAATATCTATATGTTCAGGATAATTATGTTTACCAGGACAGCTCACTAGGCACGAATTATGCGACAGGAATTGATATTGTTGCGTTGAATCATTCAACGATCACGAATAATAAGGTATGGGGAAATTTGATCTTGGGAAATGAACAATTCCCTCATTCTTATTGTTCCATCCTTGGAAATATCGTTCATCCAGCAAATGGCAATTCATTCTGCTACATCAGCGTACAAACAACGACGGGTGCAACGCTTCCCGTGGAGGAAATAAATGTCAGCAACAATATCCTCGATAATGGGTATATCTATGTCTATGGAGTGGCGGCAGCATTCGCAAAGAATATCGTTATCTCAGGGAATAATATCAAATGGGTGGGCGCTCAGGGTATAAAACTTGACTTCTGCCTGCTCGCAACGGTTGCGAACAACGTTATCGATGGAACGACGGACTGCATCTATTTTTCTTCTGTGAACGTTGGTTCTATATCGGGGAACGTGATGACTAACGCTACGAGAGGACTAAGAGGCAGTGCCGTGACGTTTATCTCAATTGGAGAAAATGTGTTTTCTGGAAGTGTAACAACTCCTATATCCTCTTTTGGGTCTATCGGTAGCATAAACAACACGGGAGCAAATCCAGAAGGCACTTTTGCCCAGGGAAACGTAACAGGCGGAACGACGTTTACACGCAAGAATGGGAGTTTCATAACGGCAACACTTACAGGAGCAATAACCGTTACGCTCACAAATGGGCTAACAAACGGAGAAAGAATGACGCTCTCCCTCACACAAGATGGTGTCGGCGGTAGAGTCGCAACGTGGCCAGTAAATTTCAAGAAAGCTGGAGGGGCGTTGAATCTTTCGGCTGGAGCGGGCGCAACGGATGAGATCTCAATGACATGGGATGGTACAAATTGGATTGAAACTTCTAGATCCTTAAACATAAGCTAACAAAATATGACAGCCGCAGAAATTATCGCTGAGTTTGAACTGTATGTTGACGATACAACTGAGATGTCAACAGCAGAGGAACTCGCTCTATTGAATAAGATCTATCAATCAATCTGTGATTCGCGTCCATGGGAGTTTCTGAAGAAAGAAGCATCTGGATCGATGGCATCCGTGAATACGATCACGCTTCCTACGGATTTTGCTCACTTGGTAGAAAACAGAGGGTATACGGACAATTCAGACGATACGCAATACAATGCAAAACCGTCTGGAGTCCTTATAAACGGGACTAAATGGCTCCAAATTATAAACTGGTCGGATCGAAGACAGTACATAAATCAAGATGGATATCTCTATCTGGACGTGAACTCGGGACTATTCAGAACAACATACGATCAGCCTTCTGGAGCGACGTATAGCTTGGACTATAAATCAGTACCTTCTTCATTGATTATCTCAAGTACGCCTGTATTTCCTGCGCGATATCACAGCATTCTCTCCCACGGGATGGCCATTGATGACATGATGATCCAGTTATTCGATAAGGCACGAAGTTACGCAAACGAGAATCGAGCGCAATTTGCTTCGTATATGCAGAGCATGGCGCAATGGAATGCAAACCTTCAAAATTTCTAGAATATGGACTTGACTATTCCCGCTTTCATCAGCGGAGTACAAAACCTGATTGATCCAGAGAATATCAACAAGGACGCAGCTCAAGACGAACAAAACTTCGTGACGCAGGATGGGAAAGTCGTTCTCGTCCCAGGTCGTGAACTCTTAGGAGCGCAAGGAACCGTTGGAGGAACGACCGGATTCCATAAGGCCTATAAAGTGGACGGATCCAGCGTTCTATTCTGCAAACGTGGAACAGCGATCCAGTATTACAATGGTTCAACATGGGTGAACTGCATTACTGGACTCAATTTCACAGATCAGTACACCTTCGCGAACTATTCATCGCTTGCGGGCGCTTTCGTGTATGTAAACGGTCCAGGAGGCCTATGGAAGATCGTAACAGCCGTTCCAGGAAGCCCGTTAGACATGTACGACGCCGCAAAGAATTATAAGGCATACATGCTCATTGACCGTGGCCGTTCCGTCCTTTGGAACCGTGACAAGGATAAGACAGGTCTATACCTCTCATGGATCGATAGACAAAATGCGACTGTCTATACAACCGTTGCAGGTGAAGCGATTGGAGCATTAGGAAGCACGGTCTATAGTGGAACATTAGCGTTTGTCGCGGCAAGAAGGTCTTGTTTTGGTGTCACAATCACAGGTCTTACCGGATCAGGGCAGGAGACATTTACAGACAACTATCTTGGAGTTTTAACATCGAATTTAGGAGGTACTGGGACGATAAACTATGTTACCGGAGCTTATAGCGTAACATTTGCGCATATCACAACTGGAGCGGTCACAGCGGATTATCAGTGGGAGAACTCCTCCGTGAAAGGCGTCGTAGACTTCTCGCATTCCGCGGTTCGTCTGGCGGGTGAAGGAGCGCAATTTCCTCAAGATGAGGGCGGAGACGCGATTTTGAAAGTGGAAGTAGGCCAAGACGGTGCTTACTACTCTCTCAAGAGTAAGAGCTGTTACATGCTCTCCATCGATGCGGATGATCTCGGCGCAACGAACGAAGTCTATCGAAAAGAGATGGGACTTCCATTTTTCCGTGCATCTATCTCTACAAATCGCGGGATTTTCTTCGTGAATACGAATAATCCAACGAAGCCGGAAGTCACTGTATTAGAGAAAAGCGCCGTATCTTTGACTGTATTACCAAAAACATTATTCAAGCACTTCAAATTCTCGAATTATGTTTACGATCAGTGTTTTATCGGATCGTATGATCGTTGGATGGTTATTCTTTGCAGAACGGCGGACTCAACGACGAATAATCGGATGTTGCTCTGTGATATAGATAAAAATACGGTGGATATTATCGCGTATAGCGGGAATATGTGTATCCAGGATGGATATAATTTCTACGTCGCGGATTCAGTCACAACAGGAGTCTACTCGACATTTAGCGGGTTCGATGACTTAGGGAACCCAGTGGATTCGTACTGGATCGGGCGTGATGAGATGATGGGGACGGATCAGCTAAAAAAGAACAGAAAGATGAGATTTAAAGGGAAAATTGGGGTAAATCAGAGCGTTGGGATCTACACTTCCCTGGATGAACAAGGTTTCCAGAAAGTCGGATCTATCGTCGGATCAGCGAGTTATGTGAACCAAGCGGACTCGCAAGCTATTGGGTCAAATTACATAGGAGAAACACAAATTGGAGGAATAACAGTCTCGTCAGCGCTTCCGTATTACATGGAGATCAAAACGCCAACAGACAAGTATCGCAAGGTGACGGTGAAACTTATTCCAGAAGGAATCGGATATTTTGATTTTGATACCATCACTTTTTGGGATATACTATTATATGAAAATCGTTTGCCAAAAGCGTTCCGACAAAAACAAAATGTGAGTTTAGACGGATTAAACACAAACCAATAATTTATGAGCAGCAAGTTGGCAAAAATCGTTGCAGATTTCCAAACGACTCTCGCAACACAGATCGATGTCGGAGGAACGACTGGATCACTCCAGTCTGCTTTGGATGCAGATGGGATCATTTTACCGACGGCGACCTATTTCTTCACGATAGACGGAAACTCAACGTCGAAGGAGCATATCGTCTGTGTCTGTACAGCGGGAGCTTTGACATCTATCTCTTCGATTTCTCGCCAAGGAGTCCAAACCGCGGGAGCTGTACGCAAACATCGCATTGGTGCATCCGTTGAGATAACAGACTTCGCACACATCAAGTACATTAACGATCTATTGGATGGAACAACGGCTCTAAACGGGTCTGCAGCGCTTAAATACGACGCTGAACCTACTTTCACATACGGGCAACACCAACTCGTTACCTGGGATAAATCTAAGGACTATACGGACTCTGTAGCCGTAGCCGGGGCGCCGAATGGAGACACTGTGACAAAAGGTATCTTCCAAGGAATGACAGGTGCACAACTTGCAGCGGGAACCTCTGTAGGATCAACTGGAGCATTCTTGGTGCCGATTGGTTCAAGTTTTAAGAACTCCTCCGCTGGAGCTGGTGATGCGAATAAGGTGCCAGTCCTGAACGGATCCGGAGTGTTAGATCAAACGTTCTTGGATGCCACTCGTACATGGGGAGCTGTTCAGTCCTTCTCAGCGAACAACGCTCAGATCACAACGGATGCAGACAGCGCAAACGATGCAATTCGTCAGAGCTACATGCAGGCAGAGATTCCAAAAGGATACGCTCCAGGAACATCCGGAGAAGCGTTTGCAGCTGGAGCTGCGCTCTATCTCAAAGCATCCGATGGAAGACTTTATAAATCCATTGGCACGGGAGATGAGTCAACGTTCTCATTCGTTGGTATTGCAGCGACAGCAGCAGGCGGAGCTGCTGCATCCGTATTCTTCGCGACTCCAGGGCATATTGTGACTGGTTTGGCTGGTCTCGTGGCTGGTTCGTATTACTATGTGACGGATGTTGCGGGGACGATCGGAACGACACCGGGCACGCGATACGCGCGTGTTGCGCAGGCGCTTTCAACAACGTCATTACGCGTTATAGAGCCAAAATTCATCGCGAAAGGGTCTGTAACAATCACGTCAGCGACAACGTTCGTACAAACGGTAGGGTTTAGACCGGCGTGTATCCAAATTCGAGCGACTGTTTCGAGTGTTCAGTCTGGAGCGTCGATCGGTGATGACTCGAATCAATGCATCGCGATAAGACTTGGCAACCCATTGAGCGATTCAAACTCACAGGCAAACGCATGGTACTGTTACGATAGAAACGCAGGAGTCTTGCGTAATGCAGGAAATGTTTCGGCGTACTCTGCAACTGGTTTCACGCTAAACTGCACGACGTATGGAAATGATGCAACTGTTCAATATATCGCTGAGTCTATCTAAATATGGCAACACTACTCACAACGCCATCCGTCGTTTATCCTCCACAGGATCAGTTTACGCAGGCGCAACTTATTGCGATGGGTGCAAAGAATGCGTCTCCTAATTCTCAAACTCAGACACAGGCCGTTTCCCTCGCAACGCCTGGGGTTGTTGTTGGCGGTGCATACGGAACGGATCAAAACGGCGTGAAGACTCAGTATCAGGCCTATACAAACGTTCCTAAGCCACAAACTTCAGTAGCTCCTGTCGCACAAGTCACGAATCAACCAGTACAAACATCAAATCCTACGGGAGTGCCCGCTCCAACATCAAACACGAGCTACATAACATCCGCTCCAACAGCAGGAGATATCTACAGTGGTGTTGTTCCAGCAATAGATAAAACAACGCAGGACGCATACGACGCACAAGGGAATCTCATTAAGGATAAGATGAAGCCAGTAGATGAGACAGCGATCCGAAACGAAACAATGAAACGTTTCCAGTCTGAGATAGATGCAATCCAGCAATACTACGCAGACTTGAAACAACAGAAATTGAATGAACAGGCACCTATAAACGAGGGGAGACTCGGATCGAATGCGGCCATAGAGGCCCGCCGTGGCATGATTGGCAGCGATTTTGGGACTGCGCAGACTTCTGGTATAGAGAAATTGAACCAACAGTCTAACAACGCCATTATTTCATCCGTAGGGGCCGAAATGAATGCGGCTGTTCAGGCCGTTTTAGGTAAAGCACGCGACGCCGCACAATCTGAGATAGACGCAAAGAAAGCAGCGAAAGACAAATCGTCGCAAGACTATATCGACTTCCTCAAAGGCGCGGCAGATCGTAAAGATCAACGTGTCACAAGTGCAGTCAGTAACCTTATCGCACTCGGACAAACTCCAGACGATACAAGCATCAAAGCAATCGCCGATCAGCTCGGTATCGATCCAGCACAATTCAAAGCCAAATATCTTGCTGCAAAAGCAACCTCAGATGCTGAGAAAGCAAAAAATGCACCTAAACCTATGGAGGTGTCAGCTGGTGCATCGCTATATGACCCAACAACTGGCAGATTCCTAGGGACAGCTCCAAATAAACCAGCCGATAACAAACCAACGATAGAAAAGTTTGCTGATGATACAACGCGGCAATGGAATCCATCGACACAAACATGGGACGTATTAGCTTCCGCAAACACAGCGATGGACTCGACGAAGTTACTTACGCCTACGGAAGCAGCTGCGCTCGGAATGCCTTATGGGACTACAAGAGGAGAAGCTGCAGGGAAAGGAATCGTAAATTCACTCCCACCTCAAGTAGCTTCAAGAGTAGATAGACTGGTTGGGCAATACGATAACGAGCCTATCGTGAAAGAATTCAATGTGATCCAGAATGCGAAAGAAGCGGTAAAAGCATATCAAGAGAACCCACAGTCAACGAATGACCAAGCGCTTATCTATGCGTTTGCGAAAGCGATGGATCCTACGAGCAGCGTTCGTGAAGGAGAATATTCTACAGTGCAAAAATATGCTCAATCGTTCGCTCAACAATTAGGATTCGATATCCAACGTCTATATGCGAACGATCCTCAATTTTTGAGTCCGGATGCACGTCAACGAATTGTGAACACCATTAACTCGAAATATAACGTCACGCAACAGCAGTACAATAACCTGAGCAGTGAATATGGGCGCCGTGTAAATCAGATAACGGGACAAACAAACGGGATGGATTATGTGACAAACTATGGAGCCGCATTCAGTGGAAATGAACAACAGGCGAAGCCGGTGACGATAAATGATGTAGAGAATAGTACCGGAATGTCACTTCCACCGGCTACAAGACAAAAAATACAGGATCTTATATCTGAGTATCCAAATGCAACGTTAGAACAAATCAATACTTTCTTAGGAACAAAATCTCAACCAGGTTTTAACAAGGAGTCGCAAACCTCCTTAAACGGCCAGAAATCGAACATCCCTAGTAAGGTTGTAGATCTAAAATTGGGGACGAAAACAGTATCCATTAATCCTTCTATAGCAAATAATCTTGCATCTGCGGATGCAGAATTTTATGCTGCGACAGGATCCCATATACAAGTCAATGAATCATTTAGATCGTTGGATCGTCAGAAACAATTATATGATGCTTATAAAGCAGGAAAAGGGGGAAGAGCTGCGCCGCCTGGTAAATCGTTCCACCAGACAGGGAAGGCAATAGATGTTGCAAACTGGAAAGAAGCAGCTCCATACCTTCAAAAATACGGATTCAAAAATAGTTTACCAGATGATAGGAATCACTTTAGTATTGGAGAATTCTCTTAATATGCCACTCACACAAGCGGATAAAGCGAAGATGGACGCTATTTTGGGATCTTCTAATACTCAAAATAGACAACAAGTGAATGCAATGCCTTCTGTTCAACAAGCAAATTCTTCTCTTTCATCTTCTGATAGAGCAAGGATGGACTCTATAATGGGAGTAAATCACGATCAACCGGTACAACAGAACCAACCTTCTGGACTTTTTGGGAGTCTCGCAGGGCTTGTTAATAAAGGAGTGCAGGGTTTCGCAAATCTTCCAGGTGTCAAACAGGTGGGAGAGGTAACGGGTGCTGCGATGGCAATACCTGCTGCGATTATTGGTGGAACTGCAGCGGCCATCGGAACGCCGATCGCAAATATTGCAAAAGGCAAACCAGTCTTCCAAGACTTCGGACAAAATATCAAACAAAATGCTATAGACACAGGTAAATTCGGGTACTCATTGGGAGAACAGGTTCCGACATTGGGTGTGATGCAAACACTCGGGCGTGTCCCCAATACGATTATCGGTGCTTCGCAGACATATCAGGGAGTCAAAGACGTTAAGGAGGCACTTGCAAGAGGCGACAAGGCTGCAGCGGTAGAGGCTGGTATAAATGTAGGTATCGGAGCTGCAGGAACGCTTCTAGGCGCGCGCGAAGGAGGAAATTTCCTTAATGAAAATGTTACAAATCCGATAAAAGCAAAAATAAAAGGAACAACCGTTCCTGAGATGACATTAGCAAACGCGGAAAAAGAAATGCGTGATGTACTACAACCAAATAAGAGTACGGTGAAAAGAGAAACAAAAGGGATCCTAAACCAATCTAGGCAGGAACGTGCAGGTATACCCATGTCGAACCCTCCACAGCCTGTTGAGAGAACACTCGTGCAAGAGGGGGTTATCCCAAGTACGAAGACGGAAGCGGGTACGGTAAAGTTTGATACCCGTGACCAAGTTATCCAGATGGATCAAAGAGTAAATCAAGCGAATGATATTCTCGAAAAAGGATTGCAACAGGCAGATCCAAACCCTAAATTTAGTTTGTCTCAACTGAGAGATCAAGCGGTTTCTAGTGTAGATAATCTAAAAAACATATCCGCTACAGAGAGAAAAGCAATGAAGGCTGAAGTGTCGCAGCATTTTAATGATGAGATAGCTTCACGCGGAGACATGGTAAATGGTGCGGATCTAAATCAAGTGAAAAGAGGAATGACGAGTACGGGAGATTACAAGAATCTGTCCCCTGGTCAAAAACATATCCGCGCAGCTGCTTCTATACTCCAAAAAGCGATAGAAAAGGGGTATGAAGGCATTTTTGACGTAGGTGCAGTGAATAGGATCATTGGAGATTATATAGGCGCGAGGGACACTCTTCTGAATTTAGATGGAGTGGTTCTAAAAGGAGGAGGACTCGGCAGAAGACTCGCAGCTATGACGGGCGCTATTGCAGGCAGAGCGCTGTCTAAGATCCCAGTCATAGGAGAGTTAGTCGGTTATAAAGTAGGAGAAATTTTGAATGATTCTGCGTTATCTCCAGATAGAAGGCTTTCTGGTAAGTATAATGTTCTTGATAGGTCTGGATACGTTGCTCCGCAGGAAGGGACTTTATCAAAAGCACAAAATGATGCACTCACCGCGGAAGAGATGCGAAGAAACAGAAAATTACTTCCAGCGCCAAAAGAACCGATCGTACTCCCGTATAAAGATACTTCCGGTGCACTATCTCAGGCCGAAGCCGTTCAAAACCTTCGGAACAAAGGATGGAAAGGTCCACTCACCGCAGAAGAGATGCGAAGAGGGAAATCAAAACGATTCCCAAAACCAAGAACCGCTAAATAGACGGTCTATTACGAGTATCGTGAATATCGTGCTAATAATTCCTAACATGATCCTAGTATAGGCACATGTATAAGTAATTGTCAATATGCAAAACAATGAACTAGACCACATGCTCGTGCAGAATGACCAGCATCATAGGGAGGTTTCAGCTCAATTAGATGCGTTGATCCATCAGAATGAGACGAAGAGCGTGGAGCCTGCGCTTGAGGCGCTTATTCACCAAAACGAGAAGTCTCAGTCGATTCTAAGTGGTATTGCTGATACCCTGAAACAGAATTCGCAAGTCTCGGAAGTAATGGCTAAACTTAGCCAAATTAAGGGAGAAAAAGGCGATAAGGGCGATAAAGGAGACAAAGGGGATACGGGAGAAAAAGGGGATTCTATAAAAGGTGACAAGGGAGATACTGGAGACAAGGGGGACAAAGGGGATAAAGGGGATCCGGGAAAAGATGGATTAGACGGAGAATCTCCAGAGGTAGACTATCAAAAAGTGATAGACTCCGTTCTCTCGCAAATTCCAGAGCCTGAAAGTGGTAAGGACGGTTTAGATGGCTCACCAGACACAGCGGAGGAGATCATCTCTAAGATTGGATCGTTAGAAGGTGACGCTCGTCTATCGTATAACGTCCTAAAAGATACTCCTACGCTCTTTAGGAACCCAACTGGGTCCGCTTCTCGTGATTACGCGTTTAAGGAGCTTACAGACGTCCCAAAAGCATATTCGGGATACGCCGGAAAAGCTCTTCGCGTGACTGCAAACGAGTCTGGTATCGAATTCTCTGATCCGGTTGGGCCGAGTGTCATCTCTGGGAATAACACAAACACGAACTTCTACGTCACAACGACGGGGCTAGACTCAAATCCAGGGACTCAAATAGCACCGTTCAAAACAATTCAGGGGGCGATAAACTATATTGCCGCAGGTCAATTCCCTGGGAAAGTGACGATCAACGTTGCAGACGGAACCTACAACGGGAATATCATCGCGAAGGATATTATCGGAAAGAATACCTACTCGCAGACGAGTATCGCTCTCTCCCCTACAGGTTCAAGCGTCGTTGAGATCCTCGGAAACATCACAACACCAAGCAACGTCATCCTCATCGGTGATGATACGCTCGTCGGAACGTTCTCGATGGAAAATATATCTACGGTCTATATTGTGAACGGAGTCGACATCCGTGGACTTGGAGGCGCATCTTCCCGCGGGTTCTACGTTTCGGGGAATAAATCGTTTTTGACGATAAATAACTGTAATTCATCCGCGTTAGCAACGTTCGCGATGGCAAACTTCGGTGCCCGTGTCCACTATGCGGACGGATCCGGAGGAGGAACTCATGCAACGGCAACAACGTTCTTCAACTCTTCCTACTTCTCGATGATTCGGTTGGATCGAGGTGTGAACGTCACTGGGTTGACGGGAAACGTCGTCTTCTCAACACGTGGAGGGAACGTCTTCTTCAATACATCCGGACAAACGTATAACTTCGTTTCATCCGCTCCAAGTGGGAATGCAGCGTTTCAACTATCTGGATATGGAGCGTATGTGACTGGTTTTGGATCTGGAGATATCGTTAATGTGTCGAATAAGACGATCAGTGTGTTTCGCATGGTAAGCGGTGGCGTGGTATCTCTCACAGGGGGAGCGACGTTCAATTTTACGGATTGTACGGCTGGAGCTGCTGAAATCGATACAAATTGTACATTTCACGAGGTTCTTCAATCGACATGGAATTATCTTGGAACAAGCCAAGCTAAATATACGTTGAAAGATGGTTCATCGAATCTTTCTCTAAACAATTTTACGAGCGCAGTCCCTGTATTCTCTCCAAAAGATACAGATTATAAATTCGGATATGACTGGCGCTATGTAACGAATGTCACGGCGAGAATCCCAGGGCTTATCACAACGGCAGGGACAGGGTTCATGACGGGGCAAGGGACGCAAGCAACAAACTATATTCCGCTTTACATCGCAACACAGGATGAGTCCGTAGATTCAATTGCGATGAACTCCCGTCTAGGAAATGGAGCAGCACATACAGATACTTACACGGTTTATAAAAATGGTATCGCGACGACGATGGTCCTATCCGTCACGAATGCAGCCTCTGGAATAACGACAACAAACCCAGTCATTCTCGCAACTGGAGATACGCTAGCCATCCTCGTGACAGTCGCAGCCGGAAGCACGGCTACGGATACATTCGTGCAACTAAATGTGAGGAAGACATAAATCATCAGAACAAAACCAACACCCCCAAGCGGGGGTGTTTTTGTTTATCCAAGTTTTCCTATAATGCCGGCAAGTCGAGGCCAAACTCAGAATGACTGGGATGACGTAAGGAGCAAGATGCAATTGGTGGAGAGATAACATCATCTCCTGTAGTCCTCTCTATGATACCATTATTTTCTACAACTCAAAACACCCAGTGTAAACCAGGTGTATGAGTTTCTTGTTCGGCAGGTCACGTCTTAGGTGAAGTGAGTCTTATCACCACCGACAAGGCCAAGATAGTATATGCTATTTGCTATAAATCGTCAATCAAACCTTTCGTGAGAAGTATGCCGCGCCCGTGATATTTCCGTAGGCTTTTGTGG